GTCCTTGTGTGCCCGTAAGACGGCTCAAACGCCAGGCCCAAATGCAGTAGGCTGGGGCGGCTTGGCCCTTGGGAGAACGAACCACTTATTGTTAAGACTTGGTATAGTCTACCATGATTTGGTATGGATGTCAACCCTGACGTGTCAGTTGTTTGTGCGGCCAGGCCACCCCGGTCTTGGTTCCTGCGACAGGAACCTTGCCGCACTTAGTGCATGTTCCGAACCACTTGCTCCCGACTTTGTGCATTGACATCAGGGTTCCCCCGGTGCCCCGGCAGCGTTCCCACTTCCCACGATTCGACTTGGTTTTCACTGGTTCATTGGTTGTATGGTTCTTATTGAAAAGCCAACTTAGTATGTTCATTCTCTCTCCTTATCTTTGCGGTCATAATATCTAAAGACTGCGAGGCAACCACAATCCTCTGCCTCGTGGTTATGTGCGCCCATCACCTCTTTGCCTGAGCGACTGCCCTTGCTCATGTGGTCGCAGGTCTTGCCGTTGTTGCCGACATCTCGTGGCCCTATGTGACTGGTGCTGTACCTGCCGCCAGATACACGTGCGATGTTGTAGACCAGGGTGGTCAGGGCGCAGTTGCCCTTCCGTGTGCAGGGGAATGCCAATGAGTGCGCTATCTTTATCCCTTCACCTTCCTTCAGGTCGTAGATGGCCTGGTACTCTGGTGTCTCTATGCGAGACAGCCGCCCTACAACCTTGTCGATATGTTCGAACTCCGTGATGCTGATTGGTCTTATCATTTACTCTCCTTGTTGTTACCTAGGTCACACCGCTCATTGGTGTTGGTACTCTCATGGCTTCTGACTCGCTCTTTCATTTTGGTACTCTCGCCAGTTGTGGCTCGCTCCCTGTGGGTGGCACTCTCCGCCCGCATGGCTCGCTCCCTAGGGATGGCACTCTCACCTTCAATGGCTCGCTCTTCGTTTTTGGAACTCTCTCTAGCACTGGCTCGCTCTCAGCATTTGGTACTTTCACTTCGAATGGCTCGCTCACGTCTAATGGGACTCTCCTTGTTGCTGACTCGCTCCCGTTCATTGGTACGCTCAAGCATACTGACTCGCTCTACGTATGTGGTACTCTCTCCTCCTGTAGCTCGCTCGTATGAGTTGGTACTCTCACATCACTTGGCTCGCTCTCGTTGCGTGGCACTCTCGTCATACTTGACTCGCTCGCATTGCCTGGTACTCTCCGTGGATATGACTCGCTCGCCTACGCTGGTACTCTCGTTTAGCTTGACTCGCTCACACCACGTGGTACTCTCTTAGACACTGGCTCGCTCTTCCAATTTGGTACTCTCGCCCAGGGTGGCTTAGTCCATCGGCCAGTTGGGTGGTGCTATGTAATGGGTGTGCTTCAGGTGGTCTATCACGTAGGGCTTCGGTGGTTCCGTGCCGTACTCTGCCTCGTAGGCTACGTGGTGGTAGTGCGCCAGGAATAACTTGGCGGCGTACCTCTTGGCTCGTGCGTGTATGTGTGCAGGTGGTAGCTTGCCCTGACTGTATGCCTTGTATGCGTCGGTGTCCTTGCCGATGTTCTTCTCCGTAAGGATGCGTTCTGCCTGGTCAGAGAACTGGCCTGCCTCATTGCGCTCGTCTTCCAATTCCTTACGTTCTTTATAGATGTGACCGTACACATCGTTGTCATTGTTGGACACCTTGACGAATGATTCGCCTATCTTCCAGACCAACACCTTTAGCTTGGCATTGAATGGGCGCTTGGTCTTCTTCTCCCACTTCATGTCAGGGTTGACGCCTGCGAATGACCAGATGTGCCCGACGGTTGGTGCCTTGGTTATGTCTATGTGGGCCAGGAGTCCAGCCGATATGACTGGGCCGATACCGTAGATGGACTGCGCCCATCTCCCTGCTATCTGACTGTTGGCATAGATACCCAGGGCATTCTTGATGTTGTCCTCTACCTTACGTGTGTTCTCCGCCAGCCACATGATTACGTCATGCGGTTCGGGTTCCTCTGATGCGGCACGTATCTGTCCGTGCGCTGACTTCCTGTCCTCTTGCCACTGGTAGTACAGGTCAACCATGAACCGGGCCTGTCCAGCGGTCAGTGTCGATGCGGCATCCCGCAAGTCTTTGTTCAGTGGGTTCAATGGGTCATTGAAATTAAGCATCTCTCTCTCCTTTGTTGTGAACTAGTCCACAATCTCTTCTTCGCAGTAGCACTCGCCGTACTCACGTACCATCCACTTGGGTGTCTCGTCATTGATGGGCATAGCCCGGCACTCAGGACACCTGGGCGGTATCAGGCTGTAGTCGTAGTCCATCTAGTCCTCCTCCTTCCCGTACTTGTCATCCAGACACTTCTCGCATTCCTTGACGTAGGTTAAAGGTGCGTTAGTGGGTGACTCTGCAATCATTTCGAACCATTTATCTGAGCTAAACGTACCACCCCATTTCACTCGCTCCTTGCGATTGCAGTCAGTGCATTGGAAAACCCAGACATGGCTTTCCATCTGCTTCATAGTGTCTCGCCATTCGGGTTGTGAGCTAGGGTGGTCTAGGTCTTCGAACAGTAGCAGCGGTCTAGAGTATTCCTGCTCCGCGCCGTTGTCGTTGATTCTGATGTCACCTATCTGGGGGTTCTCCATCTTTCTCCTTCTGTTGTGAACTAGGTCACACTATCCGTGCGGGATTCGCTTGGCTGTTGCCTTGTCCCAGGCAATCTCTATCTCCCTGATAGGGGATGCAGTGGGCTTGTTGAATGCTGGCCCTACTGCACCGCTGATTACGTTACCGTCCATGCTATCTCCCATCCTTTGGTTGCTCATCTTCGGGCAGGTCAAAGGTGTCCATCCAGGCTCCAAGTATGGCGTTTGATTCCTTGCGTTCGACTCCGAATTTCCGCATGATGTATGGCCCCGCGCCGTACATGTTGGTGGCTCCGCTGTTCCGTAGCCTTACTAGGTACTTGTAGTGACGCATGGTTTGTTCCTCGTATGTCGTGGTGCCTGCCATTAGTTCTCTCTCCTTCCTTTAGTATGATTGTAGTGTACTATAGATTGCCTGGGTTGTCAAGTGATACCCTGGGCCATAGTTTCCCACAGCCCAGGGAACACCTCAGTCAGCTAACGTCGTCTGCTTTGACGCCTAGTTGAAGCACCCGGACACCATCGTCCTCAGTGTCAGAGACTACCTCGTAGTCCTCTACCGCTGGCGCTGTGTCCTCATCATCGAGCAGGTACAGCGTGGACATCTCCTCGTTGGTGTCCTCTACCTCTGGTTCCTCTGCCTCGACAGGTTCAGGTGCCATCATTAGCCCTTGGATTATGAACTCCTCACCACAGTGGTCGCACGGTGGCAGCACTCGCCCATCTCTCTTGAGCCTGGTCAACGCTGCGTTGCGTGGCATGACCGCACTGGCAGGTTCGTCCTTGGTTCCCTTGCATCGGCACTTCAACGACACGTTGGCGCTGGGTTTTTGTTGACCTCTCTCAAGTGTCTTCCTAGCCATGTCGAACACTGTCCAGTCAGGCTTGAGTACGTCGTCAACGAATGTCTTGAACTCAGGCGTCCGTTCTAAGTGGGTAGTACCGTGTACATTCTTACCGTCTGGCCCACAGGTGCAGGGTACAGGGTTTAGGAACCTGGCCTTGGCCCTCTGCCCATCATCACCGATGAACTTGCCGTTGTGCCTGCCACCAGCAGCTACGTCCTTGATGCCGTTGTCGAAACATTCCCTGTGCATGTCCTCGTGCTGGATGTACATCATCACGTCGTACCTGTCGTCAAGTAGGTGTTCCGCTGAGATGTTCAGTTCGTTCACGTTCTGGATGAACTCGCCTGTCTCTATGTTCTGTTGTTTCCACCTGCCCTCTGCCCAGTGTCCAGCACAGTTCTTCTTCTGGCCCTTGGTCTGAAGGGTGACCACGATGGGCGTGATGGGCACAGTCTCTATCGGGTCTGCCGTTGCATCCACTATCTTTTCCAGTGGACGCCCGCCTATATGTTTGTGTGTGCGCTGGAGTATGTCTTGTATCTGGTTCGTTATCCTAGATATTTGCACAAAGTCCAGGTCTGGGTCATGGAACTCGATACCGTTCGCCACCTTGACCTTGGGTTTGCTCGTGCGCTTTGCCTTGGGCTTGTTTACCTTTTCTTTCAGTACCATTTTCTCTCTCTCTCCTATCTACTTGTGATTTATGCCTTGGTTACAGTCTGCCTGGGTTGCCTGTTGTCTCACTTATCCTCCGTGCTTCTCATAAAATTCGTTAAATGAATCATCCCACTTGGCGAGTGATTGCATATGCTCTTGGACTAAGCTGATTATCTCGCTGGTTGATGTAGTGCCGTAGTATTCCCGGTAATGCTTCATTAGTTGTGCAAGCTGGCTAAGTATGTCTGCCTTGGGTATCGGTTCCATTGTCTTGCTTGATGTTCTTGCATAGTCCATGCTGTATCTCCTATCCTTATCTCTCTCCGTTGTTAGCTAGTTCCCAATACTGTTGTAGTCTACCATAGATTGTCTTAGTTGTCAACCCCTTGGGTCAATCTGTTTTGTATGTCAGTAGATTCCTTTCGCTAGACGCCTTGGCTTGTATCCGGTGTTCCGTACTGGCGTGATTGCCCACTTGTTGCTGTTGACATAATGTGTCTCGATGGATGCGATGTCGCCATCAGTCTCCAGTCTGTTTAGTATGTTGGACAGTGGCACTAGGAGCGCATCGTCCAGTTCGTATGTCACCTTCGTCCGTTTGCCGGATAGCTTCAGTTGTACTTGCATCATGCTCTCCTAGTTAGGCGCTTGAGCCATGCCGTGATGCGCTCTCGTAGTGGTGGCGTCCAGTGTTCGCAGTAGTAAGCATCGCACTCCAGGCAGTAAGCCTTGATAGCTGCCCATGAGATATAGTTAAGCTCACTCTCTCTGAATCGGGCGATGATGCCATCCATCACTGTCTCTGCCCGTTTGTTCATTGCGTCCTCTCCATTCTCTGCGAGGTCATCGGTATATGCTTTGGCTATCGAGCCTAGTTGTACTTTGTTTTGCTTATGCATCTCTCTCTCCTTATTCGTTGTGGCTTAGGTCACGCCAAGTATTTGTTTATCAATTCCTCATGGGTGTAGGGGCCATGTGAATAGCCGTTCTGGTTTACGTTGTCGTATACTTTTAACTCGTTTGTTCCAGGGTTTAGGGCAACGAATGCCGCGCGGATTGCCTCGTCCTCAAAGTCCTCGACTGAATAGGTTGCCTCTTTGAGGTTGGCGCATTCGGAGGTGCTTCCCTTGTACCACACATCCCAATGGTTGCCGACGCGCTCTATCCCTGCGTCTATTCCTAGGATTGCCAGCCTGTCTTTCAAGGCTTGTAATTGTGGGCTGGGTTTCGGCTGCACTGGGCCTCTCGCTAACCGTGCCAACTCTGGGAAGAATTCCTCTAGTGCATCTATCTTTCTGGGCATAGTAACTCTCTCCTTTCCCTAGTCTAATTCGACTTCGTAATAATCAATCCATTCTTGTATTGTGTCCGTGATGCCGTGGCTCGCTTGTTCCTTGATGTACTCGTACCCCTCAGTCGTTAGGTTTATGCCTAATAGTTCTTCACACTTGGCGCAGTGGTCAGGGTAGTCACACTCTCCCTGTAATGTTGACGCTACCTGGGGCCAACCGTTCGAGTCGTCATAGTCCAGCCTCAATTCCCCTGCCAGCATCATGTCCCTCTCTAGTGCCTTACCGCACGGTTGGCAGTATGTGTCTGCCTGGTAGATGTAGTATGTCCTGTACATTACACCACGCTCCATAGTACGTTGCGCTCCATGTCCATGACTGTCACGTTGCCGTGGTCGCTGACATGAGATATTACATTCTCTGCCACGTGCCACACTTCTTCTGGGTTGCCTTGGTAGTTGCCATCTAAGCGCCGTGATTCATTGAAGCCGTCCATGTCAGGCCAGAATCCAAAGTCTGCACCGTCACCCTCAAGTGTGCCAAAGTATACGAATGGTGGGCAGAGTGATTCTAATTGTTCAGTGTATACTTCCAGCAATTCTTCGTCTGAGTATGCCTTGCCACCGTCTGCGTATCCATCCTCTGCTAGGGCTGGTGGCGTGCCTGATTCTGCGATTGTCGAATGGAATGCTTCCAATAAATCCTCTGTCCTGAGTGTGCCTGTGCTGATTGAGCCTAGTTGAAATTGTGCCATGATTGTTACCTCGTTTTTAATTTGGTTGTGACCTAGGTCACACTATCTGTCTAGTTTCTTGGACAATTCGTAGATGATATCTGTCGTGTCGTTCATGTCGTTACCTCTTTTTAATCTGTATCCCTAGTATACCATTGGTTGTCTTGGTTGTCAAGCTGTTAGTATCTTGTGTGTTGTGACCTAGGTCACAGTGTTTAGTGTTCCAGTGTATTCTGTAATGATGTTACCGTCTGCCCATATGGACACGTCCTCTCCAGCCGAGCGTCCGATATTCTTTTTACTCATGTTCACGTAATCGGTGAAGTAAAGTAGTGCTACTTCGTACGTGCCGTCGTCATTATGTGAGTTGGAATTCCATACGCTCCCAATGTTGCCAACTAATACTTCGTAAAACATCTCGTTGCCTCTTTTTAATTTAGTGTGACCTAGGTCACAGTACGCGGACTCGTTGTTTCTGATACTCGCCTGACTGTACATATTCGTCTGCCTCTGCTAGTTGTTCGACGGTCAAGCGCTTGTATTCCTGATGCAATTCGTACTGTAATCTATCCTCCGATTCTTTTAATGTTGCCATGATTGCATTGCCTATCGCTATGTTAGTGACTGCCATCTGAGTGTAATCGTGAGCCTGTCTAACCTGTGTAAGTAGCCTGAGTAATACTTTGTATTGTTCCATGATGTAACCTCTTTTTTATTTGTGACCTAGGTCACAGTTTAGTAGCCTAACCATTGGTATATCTCGCTGATACTGTACTGCTCACGATTGCCTACCATTTCGTAAAAGCTAGTGCCTGATTCTACCCACTCACCCTGATATGTTGCGGTCTGTTGCGTCGGTGTCCATCCATGCTGTTCGATTATCTTTAGTGCCCTAGCTTTAGTGACCATGATGTAACCTCTGTTTAATCTTGTTTCTTGTGACCTAGGTCACAGTTTCCCATGACCTAGGTCTACTGTCTGCTACTCGCTAGCTGGCATGAATGTTCCTTCGCAAGCTGGACATTGTGGCAAGCTGTCAGTATCTATTCGAGTTTGTACTGCGCCGCGTGACATTGTCAGGGTTGCAGGTTCTTCTTTCCCACCAGCACAGGCACAGGTTAGGGTGACCATGCTTGAGGGTGACGAAATCTTCTTGGATTGTGGTAGTCGTGCTACGTTGTACAATTCCGTGCGTGGTTTGATATGTTCGTCCACAAAAGCTATGAATTCCGGCCCCGGTTCAGTGAATGCCCAACCTTTGCTAGGTTTGCCACAATCTCGGCCATGCGTTACCTCAAAGCCCCATTCTTCCGCAGTCTTCTTGAATTCTGGATTGTGTGAGCCGCCTTTGCTACAATCCTTGACGCAGTGGTCGTGATTTTCCAAGTGAACCAATTCATGCCCTAACGTGCCCAAGATTTCGTATACCGTGCCTGTTAGGTGTTCGGCCTTGATACTGATTTCGTGTATGGTGCCGACTTGCCGATACTTGACCGCCTCTTCTCCTGTATCTTTGTTCAAGACTTTGTACGCTTCGCGTTTTAGTTGTAGGTCACGGGACTCTAAGTCTACGTTTGCCCATGTATTGGCGGCGAATGTGCCCATGCATGCCCTATCCTGTCCGCCTGATTCTATTGTGATTATGACTTCGTTCTTGCCTGCGACACGTCCGCCTCGATTCTCTATGAATATGCCTGCGGCTCGCTGTAATTCTTGTTGTAGTTGTGCTACTACATCGCTAATGCCTTTGGTTGTAGGTGCTAGTACCATCTTGGTTTACCTCGTTTTAATTTTTAATCTTTGTGCTGTGACCTAGGTCACGGTCTGCCGGTCTGCCTGTCGTTTCACTCGTTAACCTCTTGTTTACTGTTACTCTAGTATACTCTTGTTTGTCTTGTTTGTCAAGTACTCTTGTTTTTTTGGTGGAGAGTAGGAGCTTTTTGTGAACCTAGGTTATAGGTGCCTGTTCTCTCTGCCTGTTCAATCGTGCTTGTTAACTTGACTTTCTAAGTATACCACCTTGTTTATCTGTTTGTCAACCCCTCTTGGTTATCTGTTTGGTGGATTGGAGCGCTTGAACCTAGGTTATAGGTGGCTGTCAATCCGCCATGATTCCAAGAGATTGTTAACATGCTATCCAGCAGACGCCTATTGTTAGGCGTTTCGGGTATTCAACCCTCGTCAGTACTGGTTTAGTTTAGGTATCGGTGTGCCTGTTCCAGTCTATCCAATGTAGCTTGTAATGATTCCTTGTGTATGTCTGGCATTGGCTTTCCTTCGATGCAATTTTCGACTAGTACCTTTAATGCTACCATCTGCCAATCATCTAATGTCACTGTGGTAACGTACTCTCGCTTGCTGTCACCTTGTGTCATTATGTGATTTCTGAGTACTTCGATTCCGTCCATGTTGTAACCTCACTATTAATTTTTATTACTCCGTAATTATACTCCTTGCCTATTCTTGGCTGTCAACCCACTTGGTTGTCAATTTACCCCACCAATTTATAATACTGATATCAGGATAGTATCATTCACAGCCTCAGGCATGGCGTATTAGGAATAGCTTATGCTTGGACGTTATGGCATTAGGTCTAGGCTATAATGGCCTACGTTATGTCAAGCTATAGCCAAATATGGCAAGTTATAGTAGCTAAAATGCCCACAATGGCGTTGTGAGCCTGATTCTAGGTGTCCGCCTGAATAGCTAACCTAGGTATAGCAGACTGCCCAAACTCGGTAGTTACGGAATCCGTCATTGATAATCATTATCACGTTGCGCCATGCCCTATAGGATGATAATCATTATCATGGTAGGCATCCTATGCTGTGACCTAGGTCACAGATGATAACTAGTATTGCCATTAGGAATAATTCTCTACTATCATTCTCCGTGATAGTGCGGCGCCCCTAGTATTATCCTATAATGATTATCTTCTGATAACCTACCCCCACATCGGGAACCGGCCCCCTAGGGGGTACTTTGGGCGTAGGGGGATATGTATCGGCTGATTTCCAAAATAACAAAGATGGGGGCACCACGGAGGTGGGTATGATGCCCCCAGGAAGGGGGGTAAATGAGTAGCCCCCAGTATGACAGTGAGGAAACATACCGGGGGCTGGAGAGAGTGTGGGCACCACAACTATATCAAACGATAAACGTAACTGTCCCAATACTTCAGGACAGATTTTGCGATTAACTGGTAAGCGGCACTAGCCCATCCCAGCCCAGGAAGTACCCCTAGCCCAATCAGCCGGTGCGTTTACATGCATGGGACTGATTATGGCCCACCACCCTCGTTTATAAGGGGCCGATTCTTCCTGACGCGCCCAATCTATATGGTTGGGCCGGGAGGATTAACCGCCTCCCGCACTGCCATCGGAGCGTAGCAGATAACCGATGTGGTTGCAACCAGATACTGACTATTGTATTCTTTCGACATGAGTATGAAGAAACCGCATAGTCAGCTTGCTCCACCGTGGCGTCCTGGGGAGTCTGGGAGCAATGGGAATGGGGCCAGGCCAGTCAAGAGAAGTAAGGAATTGGCCGAAAAGATACTCTATTCCACGCAAGATGCCGATGTATTGGTTCGACGGCTTGTGGCAGTTGCCAACGGGGAGATTGAAGGGGCCAAGGTTTCTGACCAACTCAGGGCCATAGAGATGTTGCTTGAAAGGGCGTTCGGTAAGGCGGCACAGGTCATCGAGGTGGACGGCGAAGTGGTACACAGGAACATAGATGACTTCTCCGACGATGAACTCCGCTCCCTTGTCGATTTGAGGAAACGTATCATCGAAGGTACGTCACACCCTGTGGATGAAGGGCAAGAATGGTCGTAATCGGGCAAGAACCACAGGAAGCGTTGGCCCTTGAGGTAGGGGAGGCCGCGTCATATGCACTGGCAAAGAGGCATTTCGCTGACTTCCTAGAGTATGTCCAGGTGTTGGAGCCACCGCCAGGTAGGGGAATCATACCGTTCGAGAGGTGGCCCCACCTCATGGAGGTATGTGACTTCCTGAACGACGAGAAGCTAATCGTATGGTTGAAGTCGAGGCAGACGGGAGCGTCGTGGCTCCTTGGGGCGTATGCGCTATGGACGGCGATGTACAAGGAAGGCGCTCT